AATTCAATCTAACTTCTTCGGTTAATTTTTCGACTTCTTCTCTAGCATCATCGAATAGTTGTCGACCGTTGAATTGAACACCACCGGGCATTGTCATTCCCTCAAACTTCAACAGGTTTTGACCCCACTGTTGTTTGATCAATGCAGTTGCATAACGCTTCAAATAGTAGTCGTTCCATACATCAGTGAAGGTGTCTGGATCAATTATTCTGTAGCATTCTACTACAATGTATTGATTTAATACAACTTCTGATAACCAGTCCATGTCGATTCTTAATTGATCTTTATGTCTTTCAAATGATATGTGCTTATCCGAAGGGCCCATCATTCCATCTACTAATGACATCCATTGTTGTGTCATAGAATAGTCTATTAAAGAACCTAAGAAACCTAAATTGTATACATCGTTTAAATGAATCTGATATTTAACATCAAACAAACTATTGGTTGAGGTAGTATCACGAATGGGCATTACTCTAACAACATCAGTGATTAAAGCATTAATTGGTATAAATTTATTTTCAATATTACCTACAACTATGGATGATACTACTGCAGTTACCGAACTACTAGTACCTGTGATAGTCTCTGTTTGAAATGGTATGCTATCTAAGTGTGTTAAATCGGTATACACTAATGATGAACCAGTAGAAGTTTTATTCACAATTGCCGTGGCGCCTGAAGTACTACCTGTGATAATTTCACCTACTGTAAAGTTTGCAGCTGTGGCAGTCGATAGTGTGAGTGTACTAGCAGTGATTTTATGCTTTAAGTATACCTTTTCAATAGCGTCTGAATGGTAGTGTTGATAGAACTGCAGAGCTTCGTCTACTCTATCATCTACTTGGTCGTCATCTACGTTAATTTCTACCACAGGTGCACCTAAGCTTCTGAAGCAGTAATCTATAAAGGTCTGTCTTGAATTTGGTTTAGCCATAGTACTATTTATACCTTTGTTTAACTGTGTTTAGGGCTTTGTAGGCCAAACGACACCATCTAATGAATCGTAAGAGTCTGTTATATCTCTTAAAGCCTGTCTATAAGCTAGCTGTTGAGAACTTGCAGGATAATCCTGTAAACCCCAAATATCGGTTTCTTTGAGTCTATTGTCTCTTTCAAATCTCAACATGGGCAATACAGAAGATTGTGCTAATGCTACTAAATCTTCGTGTACCGACTTTATGTCATTATTATCTAATGTTATTATTCTATGTTCTATTGCAAAGTCATCTGCAACTTCTCTAACAACTGAATTTTCGTTGAGAATGATAATGGACTCTGAACTATTAGGATCCTCGGTAGTGACAAACTTTAGATTGTTATTTTCAAATATTAGATACATTAATTTATTCCTATTATGCTATACTTGCTATTGTTAAAGGCCATTGACTTGTTATCTCAATCATCGCAACGAATGAGCCCACATAGTTACCAGCAGTCTTTGTTATGACAAGATTCGAATTAGCAGAAGGTGTCGATGCTCGAGTTATAGTCCACCCTCCAGACGTAGCAGTAGAGTGATTATATTGGTTTAACTCACTAATGCTCGTGTAGCTGTCAGTAAATATATAACTCTCTCTACCTGTTCCATACCCTTGGGTCCAGTGAGAGCCTATGAGCCTAACATGAGCAGCACCGTTGGCCATGCCAGCGAATTGTATTACATATGCAGTATTACCTATCATTGTCATACTAAACCTGGTAACAGTTTGTTCACTATATCCACCACTCTTATAAAACACTGTAGGGAAAGCATTCTGGCCGAGAAAACTCTTTATTCCGGTACTAGCAACCTGAAAACTTGGTTGATTTGATGCATTGTAGAAGTTGGTCTCTCCGTCATTACGAACTAAAAACCTAGTATTTCCTGAAGCGTTACATGCCTCAAAGGTGTAATTGGATGATGTGTTACTGGCACCAATAGTTTTAAGTCTAGACACTGTGCTAGCAGCTCCGTTACCAATAGCAACATTGCCACTATTCATCATAGTCATAAGAGGTGAGTTATTCCATGCCCTGAATTGAATCATTGCAGTAGATGCATCATTATCAATCTGTTTAATAATTGCTGCAGCACCGGAGTGTGTTATAAAATCTCTAGATTCTGTATAATAAAGTTGGTATGCATCACCATCTACAGTTGTGGTTATATTACCTTTAACTTGTAATGCCGCATTATATGTGGTAGTACCTCCACTGCCAATAATAACGCTGCCGTCGCCCTTAAATGTAATCCTCTTATGACTGGCACCATGTATGTTTGTGGCTTGAGCCCCATAATGGAAGTTAAGACCAGTACCTTTAGCTGGCCCGTCGGGGGATATACTCCATACGTTATAACTAGAAGTGCTTGGCCCTTGTACAAAAACAAGTCCATAGTCTGGGTGACTTGCATCGTTATAGGTAGACGCTAACATTAGTCCAGTAAGACTACCATGATTACTAATACCTACACGGGCATTGGAATACATACCATGACCCCCAGAGAAGGTATTAGATCCACTTTGTAATCGAGAGAAAGGAGTAGATGTCGCAATACCAGTGTTGCCTCTGAAGTAGTTTTTCTGCGCTGCGCCGCTTTGGTAAATACCAAAATTATTTGTAACCGAAGACCCCGATGCTGCTGTACTAGGAGCATCAATTCTTAGACCTGCATATTCTGCAACTGTTGTATCTGCTGCTATAGTACACCCAGAATATATTATATTTGTTTGAGTAGTTCCTCTTAAATTTGTACCATCATACATAATACCATAATAGTAAGCACCTGCAGGTTGGTCACCTTTTACACGAAGGCTTGCTCCGTTAATTCCACCAATTATATCTAATTTAACACCTGGATTATCAGTTCCGATACCCACATTGCCGCCACTTAGTACCATAGTTTCAACACCGGCATTAGACTTAAAGGCTAATTTACCACCTGAAACTGTCGTACCCATTGACATCTTATTAATGTTTTGACGGTAGAAAATATCTGCTCCACCTAAATCACCCGACTCAGTAGCTGGACTTGTAAATCGAATTCTAGCTGATTGGTCATTTGGTGTCATAATAGTGATGCCACCTTCTGTGCTAGCTTCAACTACTAAATCATCTGCTTGTGATGACGGGGTAACCGTGCCAGCATCTCCAGAGTAAACATGTAATTTACCTACTGGAGCAGGTGTTCCGATGCCAACTTTGCCAGAACTATTAATTGTCATTCTTGTCGCACTGCCTGTAGCAAACTTTAACTCGGAAGCTCTTATACCGAAGGCAGCTAATGCTGATCCCGCTGTATTAATAGCTTGGAATCCTGCTGTACTACCTATCTCTCCAATGCCGCCTGACCATGTAACTCTTTTATCTGTTCCTAATCTAATATCAAGACCAGAATTACCAGCATCGACAATAAGTGCACCGGTCATTGTTCCACCAGCTTTAGGAAGTTTAGTTCCTAACGCCGTAGTAAGAGTACTGTTATAATTTGCATCGTCATTAATGGCCGCGGCTAATTCATTCAAGTCGTTGAGTGTACTTGGTGCGCCACCAATAAGAGTCGTAAGTTCTTGTTGAACAAACGCTGTACTTGCAACTGCTGTAGTATTAGTAGTGCCGCTAGCAGTAGCAACTGTAACTGTTTTCCCAGTTAAATTTAATGTTGCATGCATATCTCCAGGGACAATAGACGCGTCAACAATGTGATCAGATGTTATTGTACTTGACGCAAATTTACCAGCTGGTATACTACCATCTCCTGATATAAAATCCGATAATCTTCTTGCTTTTGAAAATGCCATTTAATTATCCTATAGCTCCTATGCTTATGAACCCGCTACCTGAAACATCTACTGAAACATAGTGTGCGAATCCGCTTAAAATTGTTGATGTAATTGTAAATTGGCCCGATGCGGATACTGCTATTGAAGGAGCATTAACTATAGCATCTGTTCTATTTCCAGTACTTCTTACTAAGACAACATCTCCTACTCTCAAAGTTGAGCCCTCCAAAATTACATAAATTTTACTGTGTCTAAAGTAGTACGCTGCCCCATTGTTAAAATAATGTCCTGATTCGTAGTAGTCAACACATAGTCCTCTATAACTCTGGACATTAATATAAGTGCTTATATTGTAGTTACCATTTGCTCCACTTACACCTGTATCATGTCTCTTAAATCCTTTTGCATACTCCCATTCTTGAACATATGCATTATCTGTTCCTATTGAAATGGACGCGGCTGGAGCAGTGTTATTTATACCAATAGATCCGTCAGCTTTAACTCTAAACCTTTCACCGTATGCTGAACCATTGTAGCCTTGAATAACAAGGTCACCTTGACCTCCAGTTTGTACTACACCAATAAAAGTTTCTCTACTACCTCCTGGATTAGCAAACCTTATGCCAGAACTATCGGCATTAGAATTAGAGGCTGTCATTAAATCTAAACTTCTACCCGGCCCGATAAACGAACTAGGCGAATACGAATGTGTTGGAGTTTGCTGGATTTTTACAAGGCCAGCAATACCATTACTAGCAGCTCCTTTAATATGAAGTTTTGAATCTGTAACAGTTATACCTATACCAACGTTGCTTCCATCAGCTTGAAGTGACAAGTTATAAGGGTTACCATTATCTATTCTAGCTCCTTGAATATTTAAATAACCTACCGCTTCGCAACCAAGTTTAAGTTGAAGATTACTGCCGGTATTTTGAAAGGTTGCAATATATTGAGCTGCTGTTGCATGAGTAACATCTAATGTTAAATCTGGAGTAACTGTTCCGATACCGACTTTATTACCATTTAAAGTCATTGTTTCAGAAGCTTCATTTACGAATGTCATTTTTGTAGTGTTATGGTCTACATATATTTTACTAACATCTACATCTGAACCATCACCAAATAGTATTCCTGATGTTCCATTTTCAGCAGTTAAGAATTGAAGATAGTTAGTTCCTTCTCTTTCTAAAACTATTTGTGCTGATCCGTGTGGCGCAATCCCGGTATCACTTGCTTTTACATGAAGTAAGTTTGCTGGAGCAGCTTCTCCGATACCAACGCGGCCATTCTGTAAATCAAATCTGATTTTTTCAACTGGTTGGGTTGTTAAATCACTACCAATAGCAACAGTTTGCGATGGTGCAAAACTCCAATATGCAGAATCTTCGTCCATAGCATATATACTTCTTTCTAAAGCTACTGATACAGCACTTTTCCAATTGGCCGAACCATCTTGATATGCTCCGTAAGTCCAATAGTTACCTCCACTACTTCTTAAAAAACCTTGATTAGCTAAAGAACCGTTTGCGTAATTATCTTTTATTGTCCTAGAACCGGTTGTCGCACCTGTTGCTATTGTTACTGTGCCGTTAAGTGTTGAAGTTCCACTGAGTGCTAAAGTTACACCTGTAAAATTATTAGCTTGTATTGCACCAGCACCATCGCCTGACGCAAATAATAAGTTACCACCTGCTGCATACTGAGTCCAAGAACGAGTACCTGATTGGTCAAACCCCAGACGCTTTCCGCTTGGAATAAATGCGCCACCCTGTCCTGTTCCATTGACGTTTGCCCTTGTAATGAAGTGTGCTGAAGTAAGGGTGTCTAAGTTAGTGATGTCCTGCGAATTCATATTTAAGTCGCCACTCATAGTACCACCCGATAAAGGTAGTTTTGCTGCTATGGCCGCTGTTGTTGTGGATGCGTAATTAGCATCATCACCTAATGCTGCAGCAATTTCATTTAAAGTATTTAATGCCGCAGGGGCAGAGTCAGATAAAGCTGATATTGCAGTATCTACATATGAGGTAGTTGCAACTTTTGTACTGTTATCACCCGATGATTGGGTAACAGATATCGCTGCGTCTAGATTGCTTGGTACTTTTGTTAATGCCATAGTTGTATTTATACCCTTTAATATTTCTGTTTTGGTTTAACCTAAGAGTCTTCCTTTAAACCATGTATGATGCACATTAGTTACAAACGCGAAAGTTCCACTGCCGGTATATGGATGATATCCAACTTGATCTCCAGCTGACAGTTGAACCATGTGTGTTGTAGAAATGATACTGGGAGTGTCCATACCATTACCAGCAATGTCTGTGTAATTACATCTCTGCAGACCACCCCCGGCCGCTGGCTGTATGGTTAGCCATGCTTGTTGCCAACCACCTGAAGCTGCTGTCGTGCTGTATATAGACCCTTGGAATAGATACATTCCATCTACAGGAGCTGTAAATCTTGAAGTACTCGTATTAAAATTGCCGCCATCATCATAACCCTCTGTATTATATGGAACACTATGAGAATAATCTGTTGGGGTATAACTGCTAGAAGTGTTGTGTGAACAATAGGCCAAAAAGTTAGGCTGCCTTGGCATAGTAACTGTACCAACGGCATCTATTTTAATTCCCGTTTTAGAACCAGATCCGTATGAATCCGTTGTAGATAAATACATCTTAGTTCCATAAGAACCATCAGTTCTTGTATATATTCCTGCCTGTGCGTTAGTACCATTGCTAGAGTCACTAGCACCAAAAGTAATAGCACTGCCATGATGATCTGTGGCTGTATCTGGATCAAAATGTAGCTGTCCCGTTCCTGTGCCCTGCGTAGTTTCATTCCAAGCTTGGGCGCCATTCATGATAACGTCACCGCCAAACATAGCCACACCCGAAGTGTTTATCATAAAATGACTGGTAGTGCCAGTGTACAAACCTATGCCGCCACCGCGAACACCTATACCCGCAGTAGCACCACTGGCTTCTGCCATAATAATTGAAACATTGTCAGCCCCGCCCACTTCTAGTTTAGAGTTTGCTTGTGCAGGTGTTCTGTTAATACCTACGCGACCTGTGTTATCAATCGTTAAATGAGTCTCAGAACCTTCTTTAATAAACAGTGAACGGCTTGCAGGATACACAATGTTTAAATCATTTCCTGCGGCTGTTGTGAATGTGCCTCCTGCCGATGTTGCAACACTGCCTGTAACAACTACACCACCAGCAGTTGTTTCTAACTTTTTAGCACCAGAGAAATATAATTCTGCGGCAGTTGAAGTAGCTTTAATAATATTATTACCATCTGCATCTTCTAACCGTGTATCATTACTTTTTATCTTTAATGCACCCGATCCAACGAGGTCTTGAATCACACTATGATTACCATCGTGGAATATTCGCAAGTCTAGACCAGTACCAAAGTAAGCTACTTGGCTATCTTGTACAGTAATTCCACCTGTTAAAGCTGCAGTACCTACGATGTCAATACCTGAACCATTTGTATATAATTTTTTACTACCATCATAGTAAAGCTCGTTAGCTCCATCTACAATAAATTTAGCAATAATTTTAGTGAAATCGCTGTTGGCAAAAGTAGCGCCGCTACCACCCATTGGCATATTAAGCCAACCTGTATTATTTCTTATATATGAATTGCCACCATCATGGTAAAGCTGTAAATCACCACCACTAAGAGATCCAATTTCTACCTTAATATTGTCATTAAGTATTAAATCACCAGTCATTGTTCCACCCGCTAGAGGTAGTTTTGTTGCAATTGCATTTGTCGTCGTCGTTGCATAGTTAGCGTCATCACCTAATGCTGCTGCTAACTCGTTGAGAGTATTTAATGTACTAGGTGCACTATCCGCTAAATTAGCGAGTGCAGTAGTTACATATTGTGTTGTTGCAGGAGTGACATCATTACTACTTGCCGTTGGAGTAGTTAATAGTATGTTTCCTGCTTTTACTTTTGTATTTGACATATTACTATTTATACTCCGTTAACTTGGTCTTTGACTGGCTGTGGGGTATTATCCACTATCAATTGAGCTGCTGCTCTTTCTGCATCATCTGTTACAATCAGAGGATTTGCTACTGTAGTTAAAGTCGCAGTACCATCTTCATTGGTAACCGTTTGTTCTACTGTTGCACCAAGTGCTGCAATTGCTGCAATCGTTAGAGTCTCAGTAACATCTTGCATTTCCTGAGCAGCATCGTCCCATTCTTGTCCCATAACATTTGTTTCATTAGACTCGGGAGATCCAACAGAAAGTTGATATTGTGCTATACGAGCCTTTGCTATTCTGTAAGCAGCTGCCTGCAAACCAACTTGCCATGTACCTATATGTGTTGATACCGCAGCATTCTGATCAGCAACGACTACTGGGGTTTTAGGAATAGCATCTTTAATTGCTTGTATATTAGCTTTCCAAACATCAACTCCATTATGGAATATATCATCTAATTGCTCACTCATTGCAGGGTATTGTATAACACGATCCCTTTGGTATTGGTTAATACCTTCAAGGTAAGTTAGTCGTGCAAGTTCAGTCTGAATAGCTTCTTCTGTGGGCTCAGTTTGGCTGCTGTCTAACCATTCTAACTTATCGTCTCTAAGTGTCCACTGAGCAGTTGGTAATAAAGAGTTTATTGCTGCAGCTTTATCTATCATTGTGCTACCTCCATAATAGAAAAGTGTCCGGTAGTATTATTATGCCAAGGGTAAAAAGTACCAGAGGATCCCAGATGTCTTGCATATATTGTGTATGTACGAACCTCTGTAGAGTCTGCAGTAGTCTCTCCCTGCCGCGTGACTGCACCGTAACCAGTGCCCATGTGCATATAACCAAGACCTCCGGCCTGATCGGTTATAAGGTCACCTGTTAAACCACTGTGGATATTATAAGCTCCAGATGAATTAAAATATGGGTTCATGGATATAGAAAAAATTAGCTTTGAGTTAGCTTTTCTAGGAGAAAATGTCAAACTAAATGCCGCTCCCATAGTAATAAAACTAGTACTCGTGGTAGTTATATGGGCTGAATTGGTTAAAACTTTACTAACAACCTGTAATACACTCCCTACTGGCATATTATCGTGTGTCACTTTAACATTATCAAGTCCTTCAAGCTTCTCACGAATGTTAATTTCTGGTTTGGTGAATTTGACTGCCATTTTTAATCCTCTACTATAAAGCCGTTGACCGCGCTGATTGATGTACCAACTGCGTCCGTTGTATTATCTATTCTATTTAGGCCCTGAAAGACTGATCTTCCCGCCGAAGTACCTACGTGTAGTAGTTCCGTAGAGTCGTCATATGCAAGGTCGGTTATTTGCCTTGAGGTGCCGTATAAAGTAGCCTTTGCATTCTCTTGGAATAGAGGCAACTCGTCGTTATACATCATAATTATCTGTTCATGTGATGGAGGGTTAGGTGTATTTCTAAACAGGGCATAAACAGCATCTGTAGCAGCATCACTACCAGAGTGTCTTGTCCCAATCCTAAAGATACCATCAGTATCTACCGTCATGTTTTGAGAATTACTAACAGACCCCCGTTGTTCGCCGTTAATATAAACAGTCATAGTCCCACTACGCCTTGTTACTGTGTAGTGATTCCATTTATTGGCCGTAAATTCCACACCATCTATAGCATTGGTTTCAGTGTAAGTTTGAATTTGATGAGAATTAGCAAAGTAAACTCCTAATCTCTGGTTGCCATTACCGTTTGCTCTATCAAAGACATAGTTAATACCACCACCAGTCTTTTTGAACCAAAAAGAATACGCAAAATCACCAGTACCTACATTCATTTTTTGGTTGCCTTGAGGTGCCGCTAGATAGTTACTAGAACTCCACGGGCCAAAAGCAACAAGTTCAGCACCAGTTTCTACAACTGTTCTGCCGATTGTGCCGAAGGCCTGCATTGCATTTCCTCCCCAAAAAACATTGTTACGATCTTCTACTGCTTCTCGTATAATAATTTTATTTACTGTTCCTGTCCCATTGTGGGCCCTGTAGCGATAAAGAAAGAATGTATTGTTAGTTTGTGTTGCAACAAATGTTTTTGTTCTATTCCAAAGATATCCTTCTGGGCCGCCAGTACTATTAAGATAAAACCCTAATCCTGTCCCAGAGGCACTGGAGGTTTGAATATCAACAACATAAGTTTTTCCAATAACAAGGGTGAATGCTGTAGAGTGTAAGAGCGCATCAGCAGTACCATTACCATTTGCAACGGTCACTGTACCATTACCATTCACAGTAAGAACTCCTGAGTGTCCACCAGTTCCGGTAAACCCCGTCATTAAATCGTTTGTTAATTTAGAAGCACCAACAACATTAGCTGTATCAGTATCTGAAAGGGTAGCTAAAATTGATTTACCGACCATCCAACCTGTGTTGTATGAATCTGTTATGTATGCAATGGCAGCGTTGGATGTAACTCCAGAAACCGTACTTGGCTCTTCAGCAACTATGTCAAGGCCGCCGACGCCTGGGCCCGGATGACCAAAAGCAATAACGTCTTGTTGCATTGGCGCTATTTTTGTAAAAAATGATGAGTTATTAAGTACCGGCACACTAGTATCACCATGATAGTATCTACCATTTAGTGCACTTATCCTCGCGTTGACGACATTAACTGTTACGGTCGCAGTAGGTATATCAACAACATGAGTAAGTTGATTCGAGGTATTATTATAATTAGCGTTGATTATTAATTTATGGTCTTTAGTAAACTCAACTGTATCCCAGTGATTATATCCAGCAGAAGTGTGGTTTATTTCAACATTAGCAGTACCATCATCGGGCATTACTGTAATACCACCACGAGTAGCAACTGCTATAGTTGGGACCGGTAGTCCAGTGGCCTGGGAAATTCTTGCAGTAGGTAGTACTGTCATAGCCACGTCATTTACTTGGTCATGGGATAATTGCCTGGCCGTACCTACCTCAGGTCCACCAAACATACCTCCATTTCTTTTAGCTAGGCCGCCAGCCCTATACCTATGATAACCGGCCTCTATGAATTGAGACTCTTCGGATATAAAGTTATTAATAGTTATACCATATCCGGAATTACCAAGAGTTATGGTGCCGTTTAGTGCAACTATGCTTGAAACCGTTGAACCGCCACCCATAGCATAAGTATTCCAACCACCATTATTTGCAGTGAACACCATCCACATTGGCATATCAGGCTCGTCACCATCGTAAATAGTAACCTTACCAGCTTCCACTACAAGTACAGCAATACTTGGGAACTCTTTTCTAGCGCCTCGAGTAGATGTATTTAATGACTCATTAAACCAAGATGTATGTTGTGTGCGCTTTCTCCAAGCACCGCCATCGGAATCTTTTTGTGTATCATATACGAATATATCAATCGCTGTGTCTGAGTTGCTTTTTGCGAGTGCTTTGAGTTTGGCGTTGTCTACACTAACGTTGCCGTCAGACTTTATTCTCATGCGTTCTATATTAGCAATATCAAAAGTAATGTCTGCATCATGGTTGATCTGCATATTTGAAGTTCCAGTAGTAATTCTTACTGGATTATCTGGGCCTTCAATAGTAAAGCGAGAGTTGTTAACACCAATACTACCTATTTCTGCGCCCTGCTTACGGAGTAGTAAAACGTCTCCATCAGAATCTCGTCTGTCAAAAACACCTGCCATTTGGTGAGAAGATACTGCGTGAACATACCCCGTGTTATGTAGTGCAACCGATGTTACTTGGCCTGCGGCAGTTCCAGATACAATTACGTTCCCTGATGCGTCTATGCGCATGCGTTCGGTGTTACTTCCACCAGTACCGAACGTCATGAAGTCTGTTCCACCAGAGTTATGGGCGTATATAATAGAACCTGCTGTTGTACCTGAATCGTCAAAGCGCATTTGACTTTCTGCCCCACTAGCGCCAGGAGCATCAAGTATTAATATTGCGTCATTACCACCAGCAGTCTGAACTTTTAATCTTGCATCACCGCCATCTTTTCTTACTTCTAAAAGCTCAGATGGAGAAGATGTTCCGATACCAACTCTATTATTAGTAGAATCTACTCTTAATGAAGTAGTATCAACAGTTAAATCCCCAGTAACGTTTAACGCTGGAACGGCCGATGTGTCTAATAATCTTGATGGTAGTTTCGTATTAGCCATTTCTTATCCTTCCAATGTTGATATTCTAGCTGTTAGGCTTTCTATTAAGGTTTGTTGTTCTTGAATTGATTGTACTAATCTTGTAATAATTTCATTATGAGTGTATGCTACTGCTTGATATTTAGGTGATCCAATTGTAATCTCAGTAGCACCTTCATCTATATCTGTTTGTGTATATAGGTCATCTTTATTTCCACTAACTGCT